TGAGGAGGATTAAACTGATCGTCTTTTTCAACCGTCTTATATGATCCGTCTGCTAATTTTTTTCTTTTATAAACAAATGAATGTGTTGTTTTATAATTGAAATACATCAATGTTGCAGTGTCCCTGTAGAACATGCTGTTTTCATAAAACTGCGCCGTATTAAAATAATTATACCACGATTGACTGTATTTAGCTATTTGGTTTAAGTCTTCGTTTGTTAAATCTGGATCAATCTTAATTAGCTCCGTCATTGGAACTGTTTTAATTTCTCCCCAATAAAAACAATCTTTAAAATACGGATCTTCCGTATAACTATAAACAACGTTAGCTGGATCTACATAATCTAGTTTCACACCAGAACCTGGTAAAAATTCATGTTTTGTAATTCCTATTCCTATTGTTGTAAGATCATAATCAACCCTACTTCTAATGTCATTATAATGATTTTCGGCCATCAATGTATCAATTGCTTCTTCTTGAGCAATTTCAATAGCAGGCTTGTATTTCATATTCATAAACAACTCCATTTCTTCGTCACTTTCCGGAAGCTCCTCTTCGTTAGTTTGAAATACATTTATACCAAAATCGTTATCTATTTGCTGAAATAATGGTTTAGCTAAAACTTCGCCTTCAATCATTTCTTGAAATTCATTTCTTTTCTCAGCAGACAATGCGTCCTCAGCGTAGGCCTTAACTTTAAAAAGTCTGTCGGACATTCCGTTTACTACGATGTCGACAAACTTTGGGATTATAGGTACGGGTGACCAATCTAAATTGAGATAACTTAAGTCGCCATCTATTGCTAATTCATTTTTGTATTTTGCTACGGATTGCTCTCCTCTAGCATACAAACGTAATCGCATGAACTCGCTCCATTGACTATAAAATCTACATGAGCCGCTGTCTCTTCTAAACCATTCGTATTGTATTGCTTGACCTATTTGTAATCCATACTCTACAGTGTCTTTTGTAGCGTCAGAAACAAATTGATCTGGAAATGCAGCAGCCTGTATATCTATTGTTACTTCTTTCATTTATTAAGTAATTGACTTACTGAGTTCTTGTTGTTATATCTTGCAAAGTTAATGCTTATTTTTGATTGTTTTTGAACGGGTGTATACAAGTGTTTTTGATTTGCCATAATTGCTAAACCAGAACTAATTGCAGCATCAAACTTTGTTCTGTTTGTTATGTCAAATTTAGCCCAGTCTTCTAGTGTTCTTTGAAAATACATACTACCTATATCGTCTTTTTCTCTATAATCTCCTTCAAAATCTAATCCTACATATTTCTCAATATACGACTCAATCGCTGAGGCGTGAGATTGCTTAACATCTTCAGATGAATTTGGAATACCTCCTAATTCTCTTTCAGTCTTAGATAACTTATTATAAGTTTTATCCGGTCTGTTTAAACAAAAGCCTCGGTATCCTCTATTTTTAAAATGATACAATAAACGAGGTTTATTATTTTCACATAATATTGGCATGCCATAAAATATACACGCCATTAAAACTTCTTCAAAAAATATCTCAGCGGTTTGAGGTCTGGCAATATATTCTAAAAAGAATTCATTACTAGGCGCATCATCCATATTAAATTTTGTCTGCCCATGTAAAGCTCCGTTAGAACCTTTACCTACTACAACTCCTGAAATATCATAAGAGTCACAGCCAAACGATCCAATATGTTCATTCCCTGGATACATCTTTCCACCCTTCGTAATCACATTGTTTTGAAGAGAAGCTTTAGGGATGTAAGTTACAAAAAATCTACCTCTTTTATTTGGGCTCCAGATTACCTTAGAATCTTTTATACCATCTTTCCAATGAAAAGATCCTTGTGTCATAAAATGCCCCATGTTTATAGAGTCATTATAATCTATTTGTTGGTATATTTTAGTTAAATTAAACAACGACTGTTTGCTTTCATCTCTAAAGGCATGTGATTCTGTTCTTGGAAACTGTCTATAAAATTCATTTAAAGCATCAGGATCAGAAGTTAATGATTCAACCTCATTGCTCCAGTAGTCTACAGCACCTTGTTTAATAGGTTCTTTGTCTATTCCTTTAACAGGCTTGTCAGGATTTTTGAATACAGGCATGCCATACATGTCAATAAACCCTTCCATATTCCACTCCATAGGAATAAACAGATTATATAAACCGCTTTTTGTTTGTCCGTTAGAGTTTCTGTTTCTGCAATCAGATGACTCAAATAAATCTTTAAAATTTCTACCACCTTTATCTAACGCATTTGATGTAGATCCCATCATACACTTACCTATAACTTTACTACCCAATCTTAAACATGTTTTAGTAACACGCCAGTTATTTAATATATTTTCTGGCCTCTCCCATTTACCGCTTTCATCATGTATTAATAGTTGTAATTTTTCACCATCATAACTGTTATCAGATGTGTTCTTCCAGTCAATTGTTGTATCTAATCCCTCAAGCTCCTCTTCACTTACTGTATACATATTCTTTTTAGTAATCTTAGAAGCTGGAACTCTATAAGCTAATTCTGTTTTAGGCTTATCCATACCATCTTGTATAGGCTTAAAAAAGAAAGGATAGTTGTTTGATATAGGTACTATCTTGTCAGTAAACATCTTCTTTGCATCCGCACCAGTTTTTGATAGTATACCTATTCTAGAATCTTTAGTGATTGTAGCCGTATTCACGCCCTCACACGAGCTCATAAATGAAAATCCTGAACGTCTTATTTTTAAGTAACACATACCAAAACTTCTTTTATCAGCCTTGCATGCCTCCCAGAATATATAGAACAAACGATTTGCTTCTCTAAAGTCTGGATGGCCAACGTCAATCTTTGTCCATTGTAAATACATGTAATGTGTTCCTGTAATGTAAGTAGGAACCCCGTTATTCATAAACCAAAAACCCTCTTCTCTTTTATCAAACTCTTGCTCGATATAATCCACCCATTTGTTTTTGAATTGTATTGGCGCTTCATGCCACTGAAATATTGACTGTATTCTTTTTAGTTCTTTACTTATTTCAGACGCTTCCCAATACTGATCTTCTTTCTTTTTTGACCTTGAGTATACTTTTGTAGGAGGTTTTGGTAGCGCAATATGCAGGCCATTTATTTCTATAACATCACCTATTTGACCTGATTTAGATATAACAACAAAATTATATTTTTCGTTATAACCATAAACCCAAGTTCTTGCTTTATTTTTTGTAGATAAAACATTTTTTGGAACTACTCTAGTTAGTGTAGTATATAAGTTATTTAGATCTTGATTCAGCAAATCCTTTAGGTGTGTTATTTTTAGTTACATCTATACCCTCTAGTAATTGCTTTTCGTCTTCTATACGTTTTAAGATTTCAAAAGCATCAAAGATGGCTAGTTTTTTTGTAGCTGCCGCATTCTTTAATCTATCCGCCGCCAGCTCATCATCCTTATCATATTTAATAATATCTTCTTTTGCTACTTTGATTAGTTGTATAACAGCCTTTTCACCGGCCTTTATGATTTGTTCTTTAATTTCTTTTGTATTCATTACATAATCATAGTTATGTTATCTGTAAACATTCTATATAGCTTTTCATCTTCTACATAAAACTCATACTCTGACTCTGGAGTAAAAGACACTTCGTCTCCCACCCTTACACCTAAGTTTTTTAACTCTTTGTTATTATATTTTACAATACCCATTAAAGGTTCTTCTTTACCAGTCTTTCCTAAAAAAGATTTTTTTGGCGGAATAGGTTTTATAAAACAATATTTAGAATGGCTTTTCCACTCTTCTTTATTATAATACAAAAAAAATTGATCAAAGTCAATAAAGAATAAATCATCTTTGAAAAAGCTTTTACCACTTTTCTCACGCCCATACATGTCATTGTAATATTTAAAAACATTATGATGTACTAAAAGTATATCTCCTGTATTAACATCTCCTGAATAATTTATTGGAGTTGACACCACCTGCGCATAGCGATTAGCTGTTTTGTGATCTTCTTTAGATACGCTAATTAAAAAATCTAAGTCGCCTATTTTCTTTACGTTATCATACCTAGTACCATTTACAGGACGTACGATAAATGAGAATGGTGATTGCATTAAAAGTTTATATTATATTCTAAAGAGATAGGCATTGTAGTTTTAAACTCTTTCCATATAAGAATTTCTTGATTTTTTTCTATCCAGATTTTATATGATTTTGAAGATGCGTCGTGTTGTATTAAATGAATTACATAAGATCCCCCAAGTACATCTTGCCCTGTTATATAGTGCATAGCTCCAGACTTATAGTCTGCTCCTATTGAAATCTTTCTAATGTCCATTTAATTAAAATGTAGAATCTAATTTTAGCTTTCTGTATGTAATATTTATATATAAAGTTCCATTTCCTTCGCTTGGACTAGCCAACCCACCTAAAGTTATTCCTGCGTTTTCTGTAATAAACTCAGCAGGTGAAGGATCATTTTTATATACTTTTTTACTTGCAGCATTTAATAAAAGTAGTGGCAACGGCTCTTGAATAGCGCCTTGCGTTATATTTAAAGTGTTTACAAAATTATAAGGAGTTGACCCTGGAATGATTAAACTTACAATCTGGCTAACATCATACACATAACCGTCTCCAGGAGGAGCTAGCAATGTGTATGGTTGTGCTGCAATTACTTTTAAATACGTTTCTGGAATAGCTATTGTAACAGACGTAGTATTTAAACCAAACAAAGTCTGTAAGTTTTCTAACGTACAAGTTTTAGTGTTTAAATTGTTTTCTGCATCAGTTAGCACAAAGTAATCCGGCAGTGTAGGAATTATACTTGAGTACGCTGTGGTATTACTTATTCTAGCCATTGTTTTATTTTATAGGTTCCGCTTCTACTGCTTGCGGTTTTTTAGTGACAATACCTGTTGCTAAATCAATAACAGCATCTTGTCCATATTTCTCCGCTAATTTTTTCTCTTCAATACCAAACGCACCTCTTAAGTCTTCTAAAGCTTTTAGATTCATTTGCTGTCTTAATACATTATCAGCAATCTCTAGTTTAGCTTTAGTAAAGTCTTGGTTTAGTTCTTGAATTTTTTTTAATTCGTCTTCAGTTAATTTAATTTCACTCATTTTAATTTATTTTTAATGTTAATTTTATTTATGTAAATATAGTAAATATATTACTATTCTTCAGGCGGTGCTGGAGGAACTGGGTTATCCCATGTAAAGTATAAATCCTCATCAATAGGATGCTTCTCTAAATCTATTTGCTTAGATAAACTTGCTTCCATATCACTTACAGGTAGCCCTGCTTTTAACCAGCTAATAACCACATTCTCAAATCCTTCGTCATCAGCGTAAGGAACAAAAGGTGTTGATGGATCGTACTGTAAAGAGTAAGTTCCTATTTGACTAGCGGTGTATTGCGAGTCTTTGTCGTCTTGTGCGGTATACGTCCAATGTACTGTGTAGATTACGTTTTGATTCCCATCTTCTTCTATACGGGCGTTCATTTGATTTATTGTCCATTTATAAAAATTTGCCATAGTTTAATATTTTTACAAAGATAATTATTTATTTTTTAATAATTCTATTTCTGCTTTTAGTTCTTGTATTGACTTAACTAACAAAGGGACTACTTTACGATTTTTAGAATAGTCAACAGTTTGGTATGATGGCCTTTTGCCATATTCAGCTTCTTTAATTAAATTATGATCATCATCATATTTTGCCTCTTTAACCACATGGTCTTTTTCATAATCTTTATCACCACCAACAGCTTGAGGTAAAACTTCTTGAAGCTCATGTGCCATAACCCCATAGCCTCTTTCATTACTTATTTTCCATTTAAAATCATATACAGGTATTTTACTTATCACCTCTAACCCACTAAAACTTTTTAAATCTTCTTTTAATCTATAATCAGAACTTGTTGTGAATAGAGTTGCAGAACCGCTTGTTTGTATTTTACCAACCGCACCATTTGGATTAAAATATTCTTGTAAATCAGTTAATGCCGTAGAATTACTTCCTTGACACAAAGTCATTCTTGCTTTAGAATCTTTTTTAAATGCACTTCCTGAATTTTGAGTAGCACTAGCGACTTCTAAATCTCCAAATATTACACTACCGGTATTAAACGTCATTGAAAACCCATTTGAAACACCCCCATTAGTTTGTTGAAAATATTGCCTAACATTTCCAGCGGTTACATATTCATCCATTTCTAATCTAAAACTAGTACTTGTACCACTATAGTTCCATATTTGATAAGGTATACTTGATTTTTTTGTTACAATTAAACTTGCGGCCCCTGAATGATTACCACTAGTATCAGGAATTGCAACATACCCCCCAGATGTTATACGCATTCTTTCTTGATTAGTAGGCGTATTTCTAAATACTATATCTTCTGTGTCAGCAAATATTTCAGCTCTTTTAGTTGTGTTAGTCCAAAACTCTAAACTACCTCCACCACCTGTATTTCCTCTTAATGCTATTTCAGCCCAACCACTAGACGCTTGTATATCTAATTCTCTTGAAGGCGAATTCGTTCCGATCCCGACGTTGCCGCCGTTAAAATATGAATCACCATCAGCTCTAACTAATACTTTAGTTGTTGCACCTTTGCGTAACCATAAAGAACCTTCATCTCCAAAATATTGTTCTAATGATGCTATATTCCCTGAAGCCGTATGAATCTGTATTCCTGATGTTGCAGACCCAAACACTTTCACGTTAACATTAGTTGTTCCATCACCAACTTGAAGCTTTGAGCTAGGCGAAGTCGTCCCAATCCCGACGTTGCCGGAAGCACCCAAAACAACTAATCTTGAATTTGTATTATGTGTTAAATGAAATACAGCGCCTCTATTTTCTAATCCAATAGGAGTATCTCTTGAATCATTTAATATCAATCCAACAGAACCTCCGTGTTCTATTTCTAAAACTTTATCTAATGAGTTTGGATTATCAACATTTGTGTTTCCAATAATTACGTTACCGTCTTTATCTATCCTCATTCTTTCTTGAATACCGGCACCTCCGGGAGCAGTCCAAAATCGCAAATTACCGGCATTGTTAGCGGCTTGTCTATTAGCACTTATCATTGCAGTTCGTGTACCGCCTGCACCAAAAGAAAGTATACCATAGTTTTGCCCTTCGGCATCAACGCTTGGCGCCAGTAGTTCTATAGTACCCGCATAACCCGCAGTAGTACCACCCATTACAGTTAAAACTTTATAACCATATCCTGTTTGGTCAGGCGTTTCAGTTCCAATTGCTACATTTCCTCTGTCTAAAACTAAATTATTGGTATAATAAGTTCCAGCATATCGTGTTACAAACTCTAAGACATTTTCACTGCCTGAATTTCTCCATGTCATTATTCCTTTATAATTAGTGTCAGTATCACTTACCGCAACACTAGGATCTGAAGCATTTAAAACAGTAACAGAAGGCCCTTTAAATGTAGAGGCACCACCGTTTTCTATCTCTAAAATATCCAAACCATTTCTTCCAATTCTAAATTTACCAGATGCACCTATATTTTCTATAAACCAAGTGCTGTTAGTATATGTTGTGTTTGAAGATCCTAAAAAAATAGCTGGTCTACCTGCCCCAAAAGTTCCTATTTTAACTTCATCTACCGAACTGCTGGCAGCGGACGTATTAGATAAATTTGTAAACGTAGTGCCTACAGCTGTTAACTGTATTTTGGTGTCACCAGATCTTTGTATAAGAAAATCTCCACCTACCACATTTAATTTATCATAATACCCTTCGAGATAATTACTAGAATTATACTTAACTTGTAACAATGCATTTGATGTTGTAGCTTCTGTTAATATTCTATCGCCAGCATTAACTTTACCTGAAGTAGTTATATCTCCTGTTATATTTTCGCTACTTAATATTCTTATTGCCATATCTTTTTATTTTAACATAATGCTGGGTAACCTGAGTCCACTATTCCTTGATTTGATGATATTTTTATATACGATCTGTTGCCTAACCCAGTCGCTGAATTTATATTATAATAACCTGCCAGTAAAACTGTATTTCCTGCTGCGTCAGAAGTACATCTATCTCCTGCTGCCGGTAGACTACCACTACCATTATGGTAATACGTCTGCGATAATCCAGGGTTTGATCCATTAAATGGACACGCCTGGTTAAACACTCCCATCACTGAAGATGAGTATGATGTAGTTGTAGGAAAACTTCTTCCATAAAACTCAGAAAATTTATGTGGCGCAACCTGATTTACAGGAGGACTAGCAGTTGCATATATTTTAACCAATGATCCTGCCGCTGGCGTTGATGCTCCAGCCAACTTAGTATTAGCCGCAGTACCTGCTCTAGACGCTTCTACGTTTATCATTTATGTGGCGCAACCTGATTTACAGGAGGACTAGCAGTTGCATATATTTTAACCAATGATCCTGCCGCTGGCGTTGATGCTCCAGCCAACTTAGTATTAGCCGTAGTACCTGCTCTAGACGCTTCTACGTTTATCATATTTGCCGATATTGGATTTCCTGGTTGTGGTAATGCCATTATTTTATTTATTTTCTAATTCTTTTACTCTTGCTTCTAATTCTTGTACTGCTGCAACTAACAATGGCACTAACTTAGCTTGATCTATACCTTGTGGTACAATACCACCTTCTTCATCAACTTCATCTTTTTCTCCTACAATAGCCTCAGGAACTATATCTTGTACTTCATGCGCTATAAATCCATCTACTACCTTACCAGGTTCTTCTATAAAATTAAATCTACTTGGTTTTAATTGATTAAGTCTAGATATAGACTCACTTATTGGAACAATATTTTCCTTTAGTCTATAATCAGAACTTGTAACGTATGAAGTTGCTGAACCAGATGTAGATATTCGCCCTACATAAGCTTGACTTGTTCCTGGATTTTTATGGTAAAATTCTATTTGATTAGTTCCAAATTGATTGCTACCAAACATCATTATATTTGCAGCTGCATCAGGAACATAAAACATACTATTTCCGCCACTTGCAAAAAAGTTACTTGCAGCAAATCTAGCTGTAAATGCATTAGTAACTGTGGTTGTAGGCCCAGTATGTAAAGTTGTTTGTGGAGAAGTGTTACCTATTCCTACGTTTCCTGTTGCGTGCTTAATAGTGAATTCTTGTGACGCGCTAGTAGGGTCCGCGTTGACTGAAGCAAAAGTTCTTATATAAAAGTCGCCAGCGGTATAATTATTTACATTACCTACTAGCCAACCTTTACTATTTGTCGTATCCCATAGCCTAACAGAAGGAGCTTCATTCCACGAATTGCCATTTCCGTTTATTTGTAATTTACCTCTTGGACTAGTCGTCCCGATCCCGACGTTGCCAGTAGAACCTTTGATTTTCATTCTAGAGGTTAAAACGCCCCCTGTTGTTTTATTTCTAAAATTTATATCACTGTAAACTCCATTGTTTCCAGTAAATTCGTTATCAATATATAATTGTGCATCAGCAGTTGTATATCTAAAAAAGCCACATAAAGTTGGATTGTTTAAATATCCAGCCCTAAAACCTATTGTTTGGCTATCAGCTGTTGATTGTGCATCAATAATACAATTAGTGGCTTTTACAGTAAGTTGATTGTCAGGCAAAGTTGTTCCAATTCCGACGTTTCCTGTTCCAGATCCGTAGTAAAGATCTTGACCGATTCTAGCCCAGTTGTTTACTTGACAATTAGAAATAGTAACTGCAAAAACCCCTGGATTTGTTGCGCTTATGTCCATATTCCAACCACTATCCCATTTGTAGGCCTGGTAGTTTGAATGCCCTGGTTCATAGTTAATTACACTAAACTTACAGTAGCTCCACGTAGAAGCTGAATCTGCTATTGTAATATAGGGTCTAGTGCCGGCTCCAGCAGCCCCAGTCATTGCTCCAAAACGAACTGTAAAATTTCTATCTTCATAAGATGCACTGTCTATCCAAGCAGTACAATTAGTCCAATTGTAACCCGAGTACCAGTATCCTGCAAAATGTACATCAAATGATTCGTGGAATGTATAATCAAAAACTCGTATTACTCCAGTCATCATATTATTTATTCCACTTGCTCCATTATCTGGAAGTTTTACTATTAAATAACCCGTTTGAGTTCCACTCCCGTTGTATGTTGCTCCTGCTGGTGCAAATATTCTTGATGATGCTCCGTCTACAGAGAAAGCAGATCCTTCAACTGTACCATTAACTTCAAGTTTGTAGTTTGTAGGCGAAGTCGTCCCGATTCCTACGTTTGAATTATAACCTACAGACATAACGGTAACTGGAGCAACGTTCGCAGTGCGACCAATATTAAAATCCATTCTAGTGTCCGCTGAGCTATTCCAGTAGTTAGATATATTATTTCTATAACCGTTGCTTGAATCGTATGAAAAATCTAAACTACTTCCTTGTGATGAACCTATTGTTAGACGAGCTAATGGATTCCTATTACCGATTCCGACGTTTCCACCTGGACCTTGTAAAACAAGCGGTTGACCAGTTGCATCAGTATTTATCCACGCACCATAAGGAGAAACATTAGCAACTCCCATAAGTAAATGAGCAGTTGAAGTTCCGTGTATATCAACAATAGCATCAGAAGGCGTGTTAGAAGCAGCGTTGCTTGGTCCTAAAACTGTTAATTTACTACCAGGCGAAGCCGTCCCGATTCCTACGTTTCCTGTGTTTCCACCAGCTGTAAGAAAAGCATAGGTAGAAGCATAATGTGTTTCTTTTATATAAGCACTAGTTGTTCTATTATAATTTTGCCATAAGTTATTTCCAGAAACGTAACCTGGTCCAAGTTCAATTCCTTCAGCATTACCATTAGAAATTACTAATTTATAATCTGGTGCTGTTCTTCCGATTCCAAAATTACTATTATAAAATGTTCCTAAAAAACCGCCTGTATCATAAAAGCTAATTGCATTTGCTGCTCCGCTAGTTCCGCCTTTTATTTGCAAAGTATCAGTGCCAGCTCCGCTCCAAAACCTATCATATCAATAACGACACTACCCGTATTTCTTTTACCTTGTAAAAATTTACCATTAGTTGCTATTAAAACATCCCCTCCAGATGTTATACGCATTCTTTCTGTATTTGCAGTAAATAACCTCATTGAATCGTCTGGGTGTGCATATTGTATTAACCCTTTATATTGGTCGTTTGTACCTGTTCCATCAGCAAAAGCTAATTGACCATAAGCATTAGTTGCGCTAAAAACAGTTATTCCATTACTACCAGTTCCAGGACCTACAACTAAATTATCTGCATTAACACTTGTAAAATCAGATGGAGATGACCAACCAATTCCCACGTTGCCTGAGCAGCTATTGATTAACATTCTAATGTTATTGCCATTAGTAGCAAATCTCATGGCATTATCCCCGTGTAAGTATTGTATAAAACCAGCCTGTACACTTTCAGGATCTTGAAACGCTATTGTTGCCGCTCCAGTATTTGGTGTTTGAAAAGCTAAACCTGCGTTTCCACTACTTTCTAAA